GAAAAACTATCTTACCCTACATCATACATACCAACACTAACAGGTAGTACAGTTACAAGAGCAGCAGAAACACTAACAGGTAGTGGTAATAGTACATTAATAAACTCAACAGAGGGTGTGTTATATGTAGAAGCACTTATGCAAGATACGGGTGCTTTCAAAACTGCTGCTCGTATAACTGCAACTGATACAAGTACTACTGATGGTATGTGGATATATTTTAAAAGTGATAATAAAATACAAAGTGTTTTAAGGGTTGGAGGTGTGGACCAAACAGGTATTCAATCAGGTGTTAAAACTACAAACCAATATTATAAAGTGGCTTTTAAATTTAAACAAAATGATTTTGCTTTGTGGATTGACGGAATAGAAGTGGCTACTGACACAAGTGGTAATACTTTTTCAGCAAATACTTTGTCTAAAGTAGGTTTTGTATTAGGCACAGATACAAATCCTTTCTACGGTAAAGTCAAAGCACTAGCAGTATTTGATAGAGCATTAACAGACCAGCAATTAACAGATTTAACTTCATAATGAAAAAGATAGGTAAATACGAGTTTACTAATAAAACTACGGCTCAAAGCAAGATTAATGCTTTTGCAGAGTCTAATCATATATTCATTGAGCTTGGTAATATTGTAATTATACCAGGTGATTATGATGAAGAAGGTGATGAGATTACAGCTCCGGTTTTATCTGAATTGTATCATGTTGACGTATTATGGAAAGGTTTAGAGCCTATTGATCCAGAAGCTGAAACATTACAATATACTCATCCAGATGGATGGGCTGATTACGCTGCTGATGTAAACGATAATGGAGTACATAGCTTCATGGGTTTAGATTATCAGTTATATAAATTTTAATAAACAATTAAATTAAATTAAATTATGGCAAAAGTAAAAACTCCGAAGGTAGAGAAGCCTTCAAAATTAACTCACGTAGAGCTTCACAACGCTCAAAATCTAGTAGGTTCCTTAACTGAAATGCAGATGCAATTAGGTAGAATAGAAACTGAAAAACACGTGTTACTTCACAGAATTGAAAATGTACAAGAAATGATTGGTAAACTTCAAGAAAAGTTTATTAAGGAATACGGCACGTCTGACGTTAATCTGAAAACTGGTGAAATAAACTATAAACCAATTAGTAAAGATGATAACAAAGTTGATTAGAAAAATAAGCGTAGGTAAAGACTACAAAAGTGATTCTATGCACTATTCTGTCGGTCAAGAAGTTTACGGTGGGCATACAATTCATAGTATACTAGAAGAGAAAGATAGATATAGTGTTTATATTTCTAAAGGAAATACTATTGTTCCTTGGAAAGACTTCAATAAAAATATGGCTATATCTGTTGAGTATAATCTAGAATACTAATGAAAAGTCCATACGATTATATAGTTAAACCTTATGGAAATAGATATAACAACTCTATAAGTATTGGTGATAAAAGTCTAATAACTAACACAGAAGCTTCAGACCATAGGCATATCAATAGAATAGCTGAAGTAATTCAGACACCTATACACAATGTTCTTCCAATAAAAAATGGTGACAAAATAATACTTCACCATAACGTGTTTAGAAGAATGTTAACTATAAAAGGCAAAGAAGTTAATGCTAGATCATTTTTAAATGAAGACGAGTTTATAATAAGACCAGATCAAGTCTTTATGTATAAGCGATCGGAGAAATGGAGTAGATTTAAAGAATCTAAATGGCAGTGTGTAAAAGGTTACACATTCATTCAACCAGTAAAAAACAAAGATATATTTTCTTTAGACAAAGAAGAACCAATGAAAGGCATCATAAGATATATTGATGAAACAGCTTTAGACATGGGTTTAAATATTGGTGATTTAGTTGGATTTCAACCATACTCAGACTATGAGTTTATTGTTGACGGCGTTAGATTGTATAGAGTTTATTCAGAAGATATTACAATAAGTTATGAGTATAAAGGAGACGAAGAAGCGTATAATCCAAGCTGGGCGGAAGGCAGTTGATGAATTAATAAAAGTTGCTGAAGAGCAAATTATTACTAATACAGATGAAGACGTATCTGCAGATAGGCTTAAAAACGCTGCTGCGACTAAAAAGCTAGCTATATTTGATGCGTTTGAAATATTAAATAGAATACAAGAAGAAGAAAATATACTTGAAGGCAAAGAACCTGAAGAAAAACAAGAAAGAGTTTTTAAAGGATTTGCGGAAGGTAGATCAAAATAATGTACGAGCAAGCTTTATATAAAATAATTGAACCAGTAAAGTTAACCACTATAAATAGATTAAATAAATCTAAAAAGTGGGAGTATGGTTATGACAAGGAATACGATATAGTTGTTATATCTAAATCTGGTCAAATAGGGGAAATATATGATATCCAAGGGCTTCACGTGGCGTTACCAAAACAACCCAAAGAAATTTATTCTAACGAAGAGAAAAAGTGGAAAAAGTTTGATTATCCAAAAGAACTTTCTAAACTAAAAACTATATTTGACTGGAGAGATTATCCAGAGGAATCAAAAGAGCAATGGTATGACTATATAGATGAAGAGTTTACTCGTCGTGAAAATGGATTTTGGTTTAACAATGGCGGTGATCCGATATACATAACGGGTAGTCATTATATGTACTTGCAATGGACTAAAATTGATGTTGGATCTCCAGACTTTCGTGAAGCAAATAGATTATTCTTTATATTTTGGGAGGCATGCAAAGCTGACAAACGCTCCTATGGTATGTGCTATCTTAAAAATAGACGTAGTGGTTTTTCTTTTATGTCTTCAGCTGAAACAGTTCATCAAGCAACATTATCAAGTGACGCTAGATATGGTATATTATCAAAAACAGGTGGTGATGCAAAGAAAATGTTTACAGATAAAGTTGTACCTATATCGATTAATTATCCTTTTTTCTTCAAACCTATCCAAGATGGTATGGATAGACCCAAATCAGAGTTGGCTTATAGGGTTCCAGCTAGTAAACTTACTCGTAAAAAAATTACTTCAAAAGAAAAAATTGAAGAACTTGTTGGTCTTGATACGACGATAGACTGGAAGAATACCGGTGATAATAGTTATGATGGTGAAAAACTAGATATGCTAGTTCACGATGAAAGTGGCAAATGGGAAAAGCCAGATAATATATTAAATAACTGGCGAGTAACAAAAACTTGCTTGCGATTAGGTAGTAGAATCATTGGTAAATGTATGATGGGTTCAACGTCTAACGCTTTAGATAAAGGTGGTGAAAACTTCAAGAAATTGTTTAACGATTCGGATGTAACTAAAAGAAATAGAAATGGTCAAACACGCTCTGGTTTATATGCTTTGTTTATCCCAATGGAATGGAACTATGAAGGCTTCATTGACGAATTTGGAAGACCTGTATTTTTATCTCCCGGACGAGACACTCGTGGACCCGACGGTGAATTAATAGATATAGGTGTTATAGAGCATTGGGAGAATGAAGTTGAAGGATTAAAAGGAGATCAAGACGGGTTAAACGAGTTTTACCGTCAATTTCCAAGAACAAAAGAGCATGCTTTTAGAGATGAAACAAAAAGTAGTATATTTAATTTAACAAAAATATACGAGCAAATAGACTACAACGAAGGTATAAGAAGTTCTGCTGCTGTAACAAAAGGAAACTTTCAATGGGAGCATGGGATCAAAGATACGAGAGTTGTTTTTACGCCAGATCCAAACGGTAGATTTAATATTAGCTGGGTACCACAACTTCACTTACAGAATAAACATGTGATTAAGAATGGAGTAAGGCATCCTGGAAACGAGCATGTAGGAGCATTTGGATGTGACTCGTATGATATATCTGGAACAGTTGATGGGAAAGGTTCAAAAGGCGCTTTGCACGGTTTAACAAAATTCTCTATGGAAGACGCTCCTTCTAATCATTTTTTCCTAGAGTATTTAGCTAGACCACAAACGGCGGAAATGTTCTTTGAAGATGTACTTATGGCATTAGTATTTTACGGTATGCCTCTATTAGCGGAAAATAATAAACCTCGGCTTTTATACTATTTAAAGCGTAGAGGTTATAGAGCGTATTCAATGAACAGGCCAGATAAAGTTTGGAATAAACTATCTATAGCTGAAAAAGAAGTTGGAGGTATACCAAACTCAAGTGAAGATATTAAGCAAGCTCACGCAGCTGCTATTGAAATGTATATTAACGATCACGTTGGCCAAATGGAAAATGGCAATTATGGTAATATATATTTCAATCAAACATTAAATGATTGGGCAAAGTTCGATATAAATAATAGAACTAAATTTGACGCCTCGATAAGTTCTGGATTAGCCATTATGGCTTGCAACAGACATTTATATACACCAGTGATAAAAACCCAAAGAAAACAACTAAATATATCGATAGCTCGATATACAAACAACGGAAATACATCAAAGATAATTAAAAATTAAATATGGCAGAGTCTGTTATAGGTAATTATTTTCCAAGTCAAGCGGTTAGTGACCTTGAGAAGATAACCTACAATTACGGTTTAAAGGTAGCTAAAGCTATTGAAAGAGAATGGATAAACGATACTAGAGATAGCAAAGCTGTTGGAGGCATGTACTCTGACAATCAAACAAAGTATCATAATTTAAGATTGTACGCTCGAGGAGAGCAGTCAATACAAAAATATAAAGATGAATTATCAATTAACGGTGATTTATCTTATTTAAACTTAGACTGGAAACCAGTTCCTATTATTCCAAAATTTGTAGATATTGTAGTAAATGGTATAGCTGAAAGAACTTACGACATTAAAGCTTATTCTCAAGATCCATATGGTGTTGAAAAACGTACTGCTTATATGGAGTCTGTTTTAGCTGATATGGCTACTAGAGAAATTAGTGATTATTCAATGAATAAATTTGGTATTAATTTATACCAAAACGATCCTCAAACTTTACCTGGTTCTGAAGAAGAATTAATGCTTCACATGCAGCTAACATATAAGCAATCTGTTGAGTTAGCCGAAGAGCAAGCTATTAAAGTCTTAATGGAAGGAAATAAATATGAATTAATAAAGAAAAGATTTTATTATGACCTTACTGTATTAGGTATAGGCGCTGTAAAAACATCTTTTAATACTTCTGAAGGCGTTACAATTGATTATGTCGATCCGGCAAACTTGGTATATTCATATACAACTTCTCCATACTTTGATGATATATATTATGTAGGTGAAGTTAAAAATGTACCTATTAATGAGTTAATGAAACAATTTCCTCAAATAACAGAATCTGAAGCAGAGGAAATATTAGCTTTTAATAGTAAGAAGTCTCCTAAGCACGCTACCTCTAAAGAATTAGATAACAATCAAGTTCAAGTGTTATACTTTGAGTATAAAACATATATGAACGAAGTTTATAAAGTTAAAGAAACAGGAACTGGAGCTGAAAAGGTTATAGAAAAAGACGATACGTTTAATCCTCCGGCTGACTTAGAAGGAAACTTTGCTAAATTAGAAAGAGCTGTTGAAGTATTATATGAAGGCGCTTATATTATTGGCGCTCAAAAACTTCTTAAGTGGGATATGTCTAAAAATATGATGCGACCAAAAAGTGATTACAATAAAGTTCGCATGAACTATTCTATTGTAGCGCCAAGAATGTATAAAGGCCGCGTTGAGAGTTTAGTTAGTCGTATCACTAGTTTTGCTGATATGATTCAATTAACCCACTTAAAGATTCAGCAAATTATGTCAAGAATGGTTCCAGATGGAGTTTATCTTGACGCTGATGGTCTAGCTGAAATAGATTTAGGTAATGGAACAAATTATAATCCACAAGAAGCATTAAACATGTTCTTCCAAACTGGTTCGGTTATCGGTAGATCAATGACTTCAGATGGTGATGTAAACCCTGGTTCTGTTCCAATTAGAGAAATACAAAGTGGTAGCGGTGGTGCTAAGCTCCAAAGCTTAATAGCAAACTATAACTACTATTTGCAAATGATGCGTGATGTTACTGGTTTAAATGAAGCTAGAGACGGTTCAACACCGGATAAAAACGCTTTGGTTGGTGTTCAAAAATTAGCCGCAGCAAATTCAAACACAGCAACAAGACACATATTACAATCTGGTTTATATTTAACAGCTCAAACAGCTGAAGCTTTATCTTTACGTATATCTGATATAATAGAATATTCTCCAACTAAAGATGCGTTTATTCAAGCTATTGGAGCTCACAATGTTGCTACGCTTGAAGAAATGTCTAATCTACATCTTTATGATTTCGGTATATTTATTGAATTATCTCCAGATGAAGAAGAAAAAGCTTTATTAGAAAATAATATTCAAGTTGCATTAGCTCAACAATCAATAGAATTAGAAGATGCTATTGATCTTAGAGAAATAAACAATATCAAACTTGCGAATCAATTATTAAAGATTAGAAGAATTAAGAAGCAAGAAAGAGACATGGCTAGAATGCAACAACAATCTCAAGCACAAGCTCAAGCAAATGCTTTTGCTACTCAATCAGCTGCTCAAGCTGAAGTTGCAAAACAACAGCAATTAACAATGATGGAAGCAGAACTTGAAAAATTAAAATCTCAATTGAAACTTCAAGAAATTCAAGCCCAAGGCGATATTGATAAAGAAATCGCTAGAGCTAAAACTGAAACTAGCATACTTACAAGACAGATGGAAATGAAAGGTATGTTGGACAGAGAAAAAGAAAAAGAAGATCGTAAAGATGAGAGAACTAGAATACAAGCTTCACAACAAAGTGAACTTATAGACCAACGTAAAAAAGAGACACCACCTAAAAAATTCGAATCATCAAGTGATGATATATTCGGAGATTTACTAAAATAGTAACTAATTTTTATAATATTATATTATGGCAAACACAGAAAGAGATGGAGATACCATCAAAGTTGATCTTTCTAATGAACCAACTATAACAGCTGATAATGTTGTTAAAGTTGATTTTAGAGAAGATCCTAACAATGAAAATAAAGAAGATGCCGTTCAAGAGCAAAGCACAAATGAGGTTCCTGTACGCGACAAATCCGAAGTTAGCGAAGAAGTACGCGGAGGAAACGAGCAAGAAACAGTTGAAGAGATTACCGGAGAAACTGAGCAAGAAGAACAGCAAGAAGAAAGTTTCCAAGCGTTAGAAGAAATAACTGACGAGGAGGAAACAGTAGAAGAAGTAAAAGAAGTTTCGAACGAGAAACCTCAAGAAACTCCAAAAGTAGAATTACCAGAAGGAATTCAAAAGTTGATGGAGTTTATAGAAGACACTGGTGGATCTATTGAAGATTATGTAAATCTAAATTTAGATCTAAATTCTTTTGATAACTTAGCGTTATTAAGAGAGTATTATAAAAAAACAAAACCACATCTAGATGCTGATGAGGTTGATTTTCTTCTTGATGATCAATTTTCTTATGATGAAGAAGTTGATGACGAAGGAGATATTAGAAGAAAAAAGCTAGCGTTAAAAGAGCAAGTCGCAAACGCTAAGCAATATTTAGAAACTCAAAAGTCTAAATATTATCAAGAGCTCAAAAGTGGATCTAAGCTAACTGAACAGCAAAGAGAAGCTATTGATTTTTATACCAAATACACCAGCGAGACTAAAGAGTTACAAGCCACTCAAGAAAAACAGGCCGCTGTTTTTAAAGAGAAAACCGATATTGTCTTCAACGATAAGTTCAAAGGTTTTGATTTTACCGTTGGTGACAAAAAGTATAGGTTTAATATTAAAAACACGCAAGAAGTTAAAAACACCCAAAGCGACATTAACAATTTGTTCAAAAAGTTTTTGACAGAAGATAATGTGTTAGGTGACGCTAAAGGTTATCACAAATCACTTTTTGCTGCTATGAATGCTGATGCTATTGCTTCGCATTTTTATGAGCAAGGTAAATCTGACGCGCTTAAGCAGAGTATTGCTAAAAGCAAAAACGTTAGCATGAATCCTAGACAGGAGCATGACCTTACAAATAATACGAGCGGGCCTAAATTCAGAGTTTTAAGTGGAAGTAATTCTAATAGTTTTAAATTTAAAATTAAAAAATAAATTAACAACTTAAAAAATTTTTAGATATGGCAATAATAAATGGCTCTAACCTTAACAGTGTTGGAGCACCAACAAAAGCCACCCTTAATTCAAACTTCTTAGATTTAAGAACTACTGGGTGGACACAACAGTACTTACCTGAGCTAATCGCTGAGGAAGCTGCTGTATTTGGCAACAGAAGTGTTGCTGGATTTTTAGAATTAGTAGGAGCTGAAGAGCCGATGGCTGCTGATGAAGTTATATGGTCTGAGCAAGGTCGTTTGCATTTAGCTTATACTGTTGATCACACTGCTACTGATGGTACGTTTATAGTTACTGGAACAGTAGATGCTCCTGGCTCTGCTGGTGTTGGCGTACTTAACGGTATTAGAAAAGGTGATACTATCATGGTAACTGACGCTGACGGTACAGTAAAAGCTTATGTAACATCTACATTTGCTGAAGATGGTACTGACGGTGTAGCTATGACTGGTGTTGGTACTTTTAAAGCTGCTCCTTATACTCAAGCTACTTTCGCTACAGCTGGCGGTAACGCTATTGCTGTTAGCCAAACAGGTTTAAGAGCTTTTGTATATGGATCTGAGTACAAAAAGGGTACTAATGGTCGTGGTTATGGCCTTGATCCAGATTTCAAATCTTTCTCTAACCGTCCAATCATATTAAAAGATAAATTTGAAGTTTCAGGTTCTGATGCTTCTGCTATCGGTTGGGTTGAAGTTACTGGTGAAGATGGTCAAACTGGTTACATGTGGTACTTAAAAGCTGAAGGTGATACTAGAAAGCGTTTTGCAGATCAATGTGAAATGGCTATGGTTGAAGCGGTTAAATTTAATAGCGGTGGTACTGGTGTTCCTCAAGGAACTGAAGGACTTTTTGCTGCTATTGAAGATAGAGGTTTAGTTGCTTCTGGAATGGTTAATAATGGTACTCAAGCTGACTTAGCTGACTTTGACACTATTTTAAAAGAACTTGATAAGCAAGGTGCTATTGAAGAGAATATGCTTTACGTTAATAGAGATATGTCATTAAACATTGATGATATGTTAGCTACTATTAATGGTTATAGCGCTTCTGGTGCTTCAAATGCTGCTTCTTTTGGTGCTTTTGAAAACGATGTTGATATGGCTTTAAACTTAGGTTTCTCTGGATTCAGAAGAGGTTCTTATGACTTCTATAAATCTGACTGGAAATACTTAAATGATGGAGCTACTATTGGCGAATCTCTTGATACTACTGTAGGTGGTGGTTCTCTTGTTAATGACGGTGCTGTACAAGGTGTTCTTATACCAGCCGGTGCTACTAACGTGTATGATCAGTCTTTAGGACGTAGAATGAATCGACCATTCTTACACTTACGTTATAGAGCTTCTCAAACTGAAGATAGAAAAATGAAAACTTGGATCACTGGATCTGTAGGTGCTGCTACCTCTGATCTTGATGCAATGGAAGTAAACTATCTTTCTGAGAGATGTTTAGTAACTCAAGGTGCTAATAACTTCGTATTATTCAGAAAATAATCGAAACTTTATTTTAGAGGGGAGGTTAATTCCTCCTCTCTTTTTTTTAATTTTTTATTTTATATTATTATGGCAAACAAAAAAACAACAAAGAAAATAATGGTTGAAGATAGCTTTGATGAAGCAATCAATACTCAACCAACCCAATCAACTCCAGTTTGGGAAATGAAAGATAGATTTTACTATTTATCTGGAAATAAATCTCCATTAGTATTTATGCTTAAGTCTTCAGGACTATACTGGTTTGATGAAGAAAAAGGATATGAACGAGAGATTATGAATACTCGAAATCAAAAAACGGTATTTGTTGATGAATTTAAAGGAGAGGTAGTAAAACAACATGTTATATTTAGAGATGGCGTTTTAGCTGTACCTAAAAGATTTCAAACCCTTCAGAAGTTTTTATCATTATATCACCCCGGTAAAGGAAGAATATATTTAGAAAAAGATGAAGTTAAAGAAGCTATTTCAGAATTAGATTATATAACGTTAGAATTAGAAGCATTAAATGCAGCTAATAACATGGACATAGATACGGCCGAAGCTATACTAAGAGTTGAGGTTGGATCTAGAGTTTCTAAGATGAGTTCTAAGGAAGTTAAAAGAGATCTTTTAATTATGGCTAGAAACAATCCTTCTATGTTCTTAGACTTAGCTAATGATGAAAATGTGGGATTAAGAAATATAGCGGTAAAAAGTGTTGAGCAAGGTATTATTTCGCTATCTCAAGATCAAAGACATTTCTCTTGGGTTAGCACTGGAAGAAAGCTTATGACAATTCCATTTGATGAAAATCCTTATTCAGCTTTAGCACATTGGTTTAAAACTGATGAAGGCGTAGAGGTTTTCTCTACAATTGAAAAACGATTGAAATAAATCACCCTATAGTAGAGCGGCCACTCTTCGGGGTGGTTGCTTAACTATAAAAACAAATATAATGGCAGTAAATATTGATACGGTTTATCAAAGAGTATTAGCTATTGCTAACAAAGAACAAAGAGGTTATATAACGCCTCAAGAATTTAACTTACTAGCCAATCAAGCTCAAATGCAAATTTTTGAGCAATACTTCTACGATATAACTCAATTTGAAAGAATACCTGGAAACGCGGAGTCATTTGCTGACCCAATTGAAATTCTAGAGGAAAAAATAGCTTTATTTGAATATCAAAATGTTACTGTTGTCGGCGGAACAACTTTATCGGCAGATTTATATAGGTTAAACAACGTTTTGTACAATGGAATTGAAGCTGATTATGTTTCAATTAAAGACTGGATGAGAATTAAAAATCACCCATTACTTAGACCTCACGATAATAGACCTATATATACAAGAAAAGGTACTGGTATAGAAGTTTTTGGCCATGATGCTACTGACTTATCGTACGAGCAAAAAACATCAAACGTTACTTGCGATTACATAAAAATACCAACAAAAGTAGAGTGGGCTTATACTGTTGTTCCTTTTGCCGGTAGTTCAAACAATGAATATCCATTATATAATAGTGCTAATGCGGTAAACTTCGAACTACATCGTTCTGAAGAAACATCTTTAATATTTAGAATATTAGAGTTGGCTGGAGTTATGATTAAAGATCCAGATTTATATCAAGCTGGATCGTCAATGAAAACACAAGAAATACAACAAGAAAAACAATAAATAGATGGCTATACTATCAGATACTCAAAATAGTTATTATTCAGGATCAGGTGATAGTTTTGGAAGCTATCAGTTTGTTTCTTTAACAGATATAATTAATGCTTTTATTTTTACTTATACTGGTGAAAATAAAATATTCCCAAAAGTTCAGCGAACAGAAGTTGCATTTCATGCTCAAAGAGCTTTACAAGAGCTAAGCTTTGATACATTAAAATCTTTTAAATCACAAGAAATTGAAGTCCCACCCTCGTTGCAAATGATTTTACCACAGGATTACGTTAGTTATATTAAGTTTTCGTATATAGACACTTCAGGTATTAAAAATATTATATATCCAACCAGAATAACACAAAACTTTACAGCTATATCACAAGATTCAAATGGAAATTATCAGTTTACTGGAGATAACCTAACGTTACAATCTGAGTCTGACGCTTGGACTAATTTTAAAAATATTGAAGCTAACGTGGATCTCGATGATTATGATGATGATACTTACACTGATTTACTAGGTAGTAGATACGGAGTTGATCCAGAACACGCTCATACGAACGGCTCTTTTTATATTGACGAAAATGCTGGTAAAGTTCATTTTAGCTCTCATTTTAGTGGCAAGACTATTGCAATAGAATACATTAGCGATGGATTAGGAACAGAAGATGAAATGAAAGTTCATAAATACGCTGAAGAAGCTATGTACAAGCATATTGCTTATGCAGTATCTTGCACATATAAAAATATACCAGAATATGTAGTTGGTAGATTTAAAAAAGAAAAAAGAGCTGCTACAAGACAAGCTAAACTTCGTTTGTCTAAATTTAACTTAGAAGAGTTAACGCAGGTGTTAAGAGGTAAGTCTAAAATAATCAAACACTAATTTAATGGCTGAGATTAAGAATAACTTTTTAAAAGGTCGAATGAATAAAGACCTTGATGAAAGACTAGTTTCTAAAGGTGAGTATCGCGACGCGTTGAATGTAGAAGTATCTTCTTCTGATGGCAGTAATATTGGTACAGCTCAAAACATAAAAGGTAATAGCTTAATCGCTTCTCCAATTTCAAGCAATTACACGTTTACCAACGCGGTGGATGCTGAAGTCGTTGGAGTTATAGCAGACAAGCCAAATGATAAGATGTATTACTTTGTTAAAAATGCTAACAATGTAGATGACGAAACATATAATGGCAACCTAGTAACATTAGGCTTGGCTTCTGATGCTATAATAGAATATGATTCTACTACAGATGAAACCGACTATATATTTGTAGATGTCCATACTACAATAGTTAAAGTTAATGCTTTTGCGGGCACCACGGTGACGCTAACATCAGTAAACGACACAGCTGGAATAGAACCAGGTATGAAAGTTGAGGCTATTAAATATGATGGGCTTGACATTTTTATTGATGATGATGTTAGGGTTGTTAGTGTAAACGATTTAGTTGGAACTCTTGTAATATCTAGCTCGCAAGCCATTTCTCAAGCGAACATTGATAACAACTCGGTGGTATTGAGATTAACAAAAGCGAAATTGTTAAATTTTAGTGAGCTCAATAATAGAAATATAACTGGAATAAATATTATAGATGGTAATATTTTATTTACAGATGGAATTAGTGAGCCAAAGAAAATAAATATTAATAGATCGCGCTTAGGAACCAACAACCAATACAATACAACGCACATTGTAATAGAAGATCCAACTGAAGTTGGTGGATATAGTATAAGCTCAAGACAGGCTTGCGTATTAGAAAATATAACTCTTATTAAACAAAATCCTCAAGAGCCTCCTAGAATAAAAATTTATAATACTCATAGAGAGGCCGATACTACAGCTTCAATAAACACTATAAATCTTGATTCATACAGTATTGGAGACTCTGTAGAGCTAGTTGCTTCCGCTGTTCCGGAATATTATGTTGGTGATACATTAAACTTAGACGACGGATTAGGCGGTACGGCTACGGTTGTAATAACGGATATAAATAGTGGTGTTAATTTAACTTGTATAATAATCAATATAAGCGCTAGTAACGGCGCTCAGACTTGGACAGCTGAGCTAGCTAGAGCTAATACAATGTATGAAAATTCGTTTATTAGATTTGCTTATAGATATATATACCAAGAAAACGAATACTCTGGTTATTCTCCATTTTCTAACGCTGGCTTTAGTGACGCTAGAAAACCACAAGATGATGACTTTGGCGTAAATTTTACTAAACTTCTTATAGTTCAAAACTGGGTTCCACCTTATATACCCGAAGATGTTAAAGCTATAGAAATAGTAGCTAAACTAGATTCAGCCCCACAGATATATTCTATAAAAAAGTTTGATAGATATTCTGATGAGTTTGAGGTAGATGCCGATGGTAGTTATAATGGCAGGTTTGTAATTAGATCAGAAGTATTTTTATCTACAATAGAAGATAATCAAATATTAAGACCGTGGGATGCTGTACCAAAGTTTGCGTTAGCGCAAGAGATAACAGGCAATAGAGTGTTATTTGGAAACTACACTCAAGGTTACGATTTAATTGATTCGAGTTTTCTACCTATAAATTTAGACATGGATGTTTCTATACGCCCATATAACGATTCTTCAAATGAATATCATTTTAATTATGCTAGAGAATCAGTTAAATCTGGTAGATCTTATCAAGTTGGCGTAGTCTATAGAGATGATCTTGGAAGAGAAACACCAGTATTAGTATCTGAGAGCTCTGTTATAAAAGCTGATAGATTACTTTCCTACTACAACAATAGGATAGTTGCTAAAATCAAAAGTCCAGCGCCCTATTGGGCTACTTCTTATAAATTCTTTGTGAAAGATACAACTCCGGTATCATATAATGTTGTAATACAAAATGTTTATGAAGTAGAGGATTATTGGTGGATCGAATTTGATTCAAAAGACAAAGATAAAATAAAAGAGGGTGACACTTTAATATTAAAAAGATTCAATGGATATGCTACTGAAACTCAAGCAGCGTCAATAGTTGTTGAGAATGTCTCAAACCCAACCGCTGAGTACGAGGTGTTAAGTAGGAGTAACGAAGCTCCTTTAGCAATAGATCCTGACGTTGCAAATGGTAAATTTTGGGTTAAAATAAAAAATGACAGTTTAGCAGTTTTAAATATAAGTAACTGGGGACTAGGACCAGAGAATAATAAAGGTGTATTTGAAGTAAAGCCAATAACATTAGCTGATACAGATATATATTTTGAAGCAAGTCAAGCTTATCCCATTAGAATGAACAGAGAGACGTGCCAGCAGTATATTAAAGTTGGATCTTATGTTACTGGTGTTAGTATCGACTCTTCTGGAGTTCCAACGTCATTAGATGGTACTTTACCGCCGAATACGCAGCCATTTGCAGACGACGGTGAAGTTTATGTTACGAACGTAGTTAGTACTAGTGATTCTGTAACTGAAACTATTGCAATAACACTTGACACGTCAATTACCTTGACAATACCAGCTGATGGTAAAATATTGCTTCGTTTTGCGCTACCGCCAACTACAACTCAAACTGGAGTTTTTGAAAGTGGTGATTGTTTTGTTACGGCGGAATTAGCAGCAGATGTAGCTGCTTCAAACACTTTATATTTAAAGAAACTAACACATCCAATAGCTACTGATTTAACACCGTCAAACAGTATAATGTTACCTTGGTATAATTGTTATTCTTACGGTAACGGCGTTGAGTTGATGAGTATTCAAGATTCAATATTATACCCTCAACTATCAAAAGGCGTGAAAGTATCTTCTATTATAGAAGATTATCAAGAAGAAAATATATCAAATGGTTTAATATTCTCTGGAATATATAATAAAAAAAGCTCTACAAATAGACTTAACCAATTTATTGCGGCAGAAAGCATAACTAAAGATTTAAGCCCAGAATACGGTAGCATTCAAAAACTACATTCAAGAGATACTGACGTTATTGCTTTGTGTGAAGATAAAGTTTTACGCGTATTAGCTAATAAAGACGCTCTATATAATGCTGACGGAAACATAAACGTAACATCTAACGAAAATGTATTAGGTCAAGCAATACCATACGCTGGAAATTATGGTATATCCAAAAATCCAGAATCATTTGCTGACTACGGCTATAGAGTTTACTTTGCTGATAGAGCAAGAGGTTCAGTGTTAAGATTATCTAGAGATGGCCTAACGGTTATATCAGATATCGGCATGAAAGATTGGTTTTTTGACAACTTAAAGTCGGCTTGGAAAGTATTAGGAACCTTTGACGATCGAAAAAACCATTATAATATAACCGTATACGCTGGTGGCGACAACTCAAGATTTCTAGGTATAGACGCAGACAATAATACTATTTCATTTAATGAATCAAGTAACGGTTGGGAAAGTTTTAAATCTTTTTTACCAGAATCTGGCATAAGTTTAAACGCTCAGTATTATACATTTAAAAATGGAAAACTTTGGTTACACAGAAGTAGTGAAACAAGAGGTAATTTTTATGGTAGTCAATATGACGCTACAATTACAACTGTATTTAATTCATCTCCAGATGTTATTAAAAGTTTTAAAACACTTAACTACGAAGGTAGTCAAACTAGAGTTATCCAAGATCTAACAGATCAACAATATTATAATAACACAGCATTCGCTGGTTGGTGGGCGGACTCACTAACAACAGATTTTGAGAGCGGTGTTGTAAGAGAATTTATAAATAAAGAAAATAAATGGTTTAACTATATTCACGGAGCAAATACTGAATGGACTAACGATGAAGGTTTAGGAGCGTCTGGTAACATAGACACTCAAGCATTTTCTTTACAAGGTGTAGGTGCTTTATCTATTGATTCTACTGGAGATGCTCCAGCTGTAACATATTCTTTATATGTCAATCCAGCTCCCGCGGCTGCTGTTAGCGAATTTGTTTCTAATAACAATGTTACTATATCTGGATTATCTGGTAGCGTAACGCCCGGAGATCAAGTATTCACAATAACGCCTCTACCTGGGTATTCTATTCAAGCTACTAGTGTATCTGTGTTTGGAGCTTTACCATCACAAATAAGTGGTGTTACGTTCACTCAATCTGGAAGTAATGTTATAGGAACTATAACGTTTAATAACTTTACTGCAAGTAGCAATCAAACTATAACTTTTCAATATACTTTTACTAAGAAAATAAAAGAAGCTGATGTAGAGGTATCTATAGGTCATAAAAAAGATACTAATGAAGTTGTAGATATAATTGTTTCTGGTAACTACGCTAAAGGCACTGGACAGAGTAGTGTGCAAAAACTAGTGTACCCTGTGATTGGTACACCAGAAAAAAGTGTATTTGAAAAAGTATGTACCGCAGACTTTACAGCTGACTCTGGATATTATTATCCTGTAGCGCCAAGAGTAGAAATAAAATCAAAGAATTTGCAGAACTATCGAGTTATTTACGGCAAGCCAACTTTAGATGGAAGTAACAGAATAATAGCTCAACAAGTATTTATAGAGTTCTTAGCGGAAGTTGATAAATATTTTTACGAAGGAGATTTAGTATATTTTAACCAAGAAACACAAGCTATATAATGGCATCAGTAACATTAACATTCGCAGATCCGATTAACGTATCTCTACAGTATGGAGATGGAGTTTATTACGCTACAACATCTTCAGTTGGTGGTATTAATACGGTGACTAGTATAGATAACATAGTTTATATGGGTACAGTTGACTCTTTCACTGATACTACTATAGTTGTAGATTGGACTGCTAATGCTGAAATGCCATTGCAAAACTACTTTATATTCTTTAGTAAAAACGCTATAGCAAATACAGCTTCATTAGTCGGCTATTACATGGAGGTTAAAATGAGAAACAATTCAACAGATCAAGCAGAGCTGTTTGCGGTTAGTACAGAACTAGCTAAAAGCAGTAAATAGCTGCTCTAGGTTGTAATAATAAAAAAGTAATAAATTAAATATATGGCAAAAGGAGAAACAAAAAGTCCATTAAAAGCGACATGGCAAGATAGAACGCTAGGCGGTAAAATATTAAGCGTCATAGCACCTGTCCCAGCTTTAGCTTATCAAGGTATAGACACTAAACGTCAAAAATTAAAAGATGAAATAGCAGCGTCTGAAGAGCAAAGAATGGCTCAACAGCAAGCTTACGAAGGTTTTGACTTTGTTAATCCTTATGCTAACCTAGAGAATCCGTTTGAGGATTTAACTATAAATCAACAAGCCGCTGACTTCATGGCTAAGCAACAAGCTCAATCACAAGCTAATACTTTAGCCGCATTAAGAGCTTCAGCTGGCGGTTCTGGTATAGCTGGTTTAGCTCAAGTGTTACAACAGCAGAATCAAGCAAATCTTCAAGCTGCTCAAGCTGATATAGCCGCACAAGAAAGCAACATACAGCAAATGAAAGCTCAAGGCGAAATGCAACTAAGCAAATTAGCTGCAGCTGGAGAACAACAAGTTCAACAGCAACAGTTTGGTAGAATTGAAAACTTGCTTGAAATGTCTATGGGTAGAGAAGCTGGAGCTAGACAAGCTGCTTCCGCGTTTGACCAACAACTAGTTAATATTGGAACATCAATGTTATCTACAGCTGGTCAAGTTGCTGGCGCTAGCATAGGTAATCCCGCAGCTTTTGGTGGTAGCATAAGTCCAAGTGGAATTAATACTGGTGGTTTACCTACTGGTTACGGAGGTGCTCAAACTCAAGCTGGATATGATTATTTTAATAATAATAATTAATAAATCATGGCAAGTAATTTAGCAAAATTAGCATACGAAATATCATTAGCAAAAGGCGCTACTCCAAACTTTACTGGATTAGCTAAAGCCGTTACTGATGGAGCTATGAATATAGTCGACGCCAATATGGAAGCGGCTAAAATGTATGAGTCGCAAAGAGAAGCATTAGATACTACTGGATTATCTGAAGAAGCTATAAGTGCGCTAAACCCTAAACTACAAGGTTTAAAGTCTGAGTATTTTCAAGCTTCTAAAGATGCTAGAAACTTATTCTTAAGCTCTGATCAACGACAAGCAGCTGTTGATAAGATGAATAACATAAACTTTCAAATAAAAGGATTAGGAGATTATACGGATCAAATAAAAGATTTAAAAACAAGAGCTAAGCAGTTGTCTGAAAACTACTCCGCATCTACAACGGCTCCTCAGTCTGGATTAACATCAGATTTAGTATCTGGAGAGTTTTGGAAAGACGTCGTTATTGAAAACGGTAGAATGATGTACAAACCTACTGGTGAAGAAGGTGTAGATGTGATGGATTTAAAATTAGGTCCTGAGTCTAGTGAAAGAATACCGACAGCTATAACCGATCTTCAAGTGGCCGTCCAAGATCACGTGAGTAAAGGCGGTAAATATGAAGGCGCTTATAAAAATCAAGTTGAAAACAAATTAGCAGAATTATTCTCTGATTTACAAGAATCAACAGCATTTGCCTATGATGGATTTAGATTTCAAGGTGAAGATATGAAGTTTATAAACAACTACATTGACATGATAAATGATGGAAAGCAAGTTGATCCTAAAAACCGCGAACTTCAAAAAGAAGCTTATAAGACAGCTGATCTTAGAAATCCTTTATTTTCATACTACAAAGATACGTTTAAAACTATCGGCGCTAACGCTGAAGACGCTTACGATAGAAAATTAAGAGAAGAAGATCAAAGAAAAGTAAATTTATATCAAAAACAAGTTGATATAAGAACAGCTGCTACAGCAAAACCTATACAGCCAACCATGTCTCCTCAAGACATAGCTGAAGCAATACAACGTAGAGACACTGTCCCAGCTGGCGATGGTTTTACATATAGATACTCTCCAGCAGATAAAGTTTATTCGCTATATAATAAATCCGGGGTACAAATAAAAGAGGGTGAAGAAGGTGAATATAGAGTTGCGTTAACTCCTAGTGAACTTGCGGGATCTTTAAAGGATGTTGGTAGTATTTATGAATCATTAATTCAACAACAACAAGTTAAGAATATTATGAATTCTACTGGTTATTCTGAAGATAAAGCAAAGCAACTTTTAGGCTACATGGGTTCATTGGGTGGACCAACAGATCTTCCAGTAATGCCTAAAAAATAAATTAAAGATTAATATGTTTGAATATAATGGAAAAGAGTATTCGCTTGACCAAATTCAAAGCGAAGCTAACGCACAGGGCGTAGACTTTAATGAGTATTTAGATTTTTTAAAAACTCAAGGCCTTGTGGAAAAGACACAAGACTCTCAGATAACGAGTGCACCTGCGGAGTCGGAAACTGCTGCACTCGATACGGTATCTCCTTCGGAAGACACTTTTTTGGTTTCACCTCAAGACGAAGAAGAAGCTGATTTCTTAGATAAATTAGGGAATATATTTGAAAATCAAATACCAACAGTTAAGAACGCATGGGAAAGCACTAAAGCAAATTTAGTCGACTATGTTAAATTTATGGGCGGCAAAGATGCTGCTGATTTTTTTGTTGGTGAAAGTGATGGTGGTATAGCTTTTAAAGACGAAAGTACCGGAGAGACTATAACATTTAAAAATAATCCTGAAGTTTGGAAGCAAATAGCTAATGATCCAAATAGAGATTCTTATTCTAATATAAAAACAATATATAAAGACACTGGCAAAGAAGTTGGCGAAGCAACCGACGAATTTCTTATTGATACTTTTAAACAAATAGAGAAGAACAAGCTAGAATATAAGGACACTGGAAAAGGTATAGTTGGTGGCTTTAAAGAAGGAAATATTGGTGATGTTGTTCTTGGGGCTGTGAATGGCCTAACCAGTGTTGTTACTACGGCTGGTCCAGCTATGATGACTGGTGGCCTTACTTTAATACCTCAAGTTGTAGCCCCAATGTATACAGAGTATAACATGGAGAAAGCAAAAGCTAAATATGGCGAAGATGATCCTAATGCTTTTGAAAAACTTGTTGAAAACAACGAAACAGAATTAGGCGCCCCAGCTGTACTTGGAGCAATGGCTTATGCCTTAGAGAAAATAGGTATAAAAGGTATAGGGAAATACATAGCATCAAAATCTTTCGCTGGAAAACAAGCTGTAAAACTAGCGTTAACTGGAAATAAAGAAGGTTTAACTGAATATTTTCAAGGTGGTGTAGAGCAAATAAACAAAGGTTTGGCTCAAGGACAAGATTACGAAAAAGTAATTGAAGACACTTGGGATTGGATGCAAAGCGAAGAAGCTTTAGAAAATTACGCTCAAGGTTTTGTAGGTTCTACTGGTATGTCTAGTAGTGGTAGAGCTATATCAAACGCTATGAAAAGTAGCGAGCAAGCAAAGCAAGATATATATAGACAAATAAATGTTATTTCTAGTTTAAATCAAGCTATAAGAGAAACTAATAGTAACGAATTAAAAGAAAGCTATCAAGAAGACCTAGCTATAGCTGAGCAGAATTTAAGAGAAATAGTAGAAGAAAATAATAGAAAAGCAGAGTTATTAAGTAAAGAGCAAAAAGATAACGTCATTAGTAATATTAATCAAAGAAAAGCTCTTAGAGATAAAGCTAATAAATTAATAAAACAAAAAGATCAAGGCGTAATAACTCAACAAGAGTTTGACGCTGCTGCAGAACTTATTAACAAGCAGAATAAACAAATTGATGATAATATTGAAGTAATTAGAAAAAGCGCTTCTGATAAGCTCGTTCAAGAAAACATCAACAACGTAAAGAAAGCTGCTAAAAACACTTATGGAGACGACGTTCAAATTAAAGAACTTAGCGCTGAAGAAGTAAAACAATACGTTAGAGATAATTTTAAAAACTTAGACAAGGATCAGCAAGAATCTTTAACAGAAGAAGCCGCTGCTAGTCAAGGGTTTTTTGAAGGCGCAGTTATTGATGGAAAGCAAGACGTAATTATAAATAAAGATGTAACGCAAGAAACATCTGGTATTAACGTAGCTTCCCACGAATTTTTACACAAAGTATTATCTAAATCTCTTGATGATAAATCTAGAATTGAAGTTGGTTCAGCTTTAATTAATCAACTAGCTAAAATGGATTTACCACAATTAGAGGGTAGTAAATTTGCTAAAAGATTACAACTATATAAAGACAAACCTGAATCAGTTCAAGCTGAAGAAATACTAACATTGTTATCCGATGCAATTAGATCTGGAGATTTAGACTTTAAAGAAGGTGTGTTTGCTAGACTAGGAAACACTATTAGAAGAGGATTACAAAATGCTGGTATAAGAAAAATTAAATTTGATAGTGGTAGAGACATTTATAATTTTATTAAAGATTATAATAAATCTATTGAGAAAGGTATATTAAAAGGAGCTGTAAAAGAAGCGGCTGTAGAAGGTATAACTGGTAAGTTAATCGAACAACCAGTAGTAAACATTAAAGATGATGTAGCTAAGTTTTCAAAAGAAATAGCTTCTCAAGAAGTTCAAAATATATACGAGCAACAAGGTGAAGCCGGTATGTTTGATATATTCCAAAAATTCAAACCTATCACAACACGTATTGCTAGAAGATTTAGAGAAGTACCAGGTTATGATGAACAGTTAATCATTGATGAAATAGAAACTGGCGAAAGAGGTATCTTAGATCTTATTAGATCATATAAACCTGAGTCTGGAGTACCTTTAGCCGCTTATATAAATAAGTTCCTTCCAGCACGCTCTATTGAAGCCGGTAATAGAATACTTAAAACAGAGTTTGAGTCAGATGTAACTGAAGAAAAAGGCGTAGCCGCTACAGAAACAGCTGAAGACGTAGTTGAAACAACTACTAGAGAAGAAGGTAGAAAAACTAAAGCTAAAGTTATAGCTGATGAATTAAACATAGCTGATAAGGTTGCATCAGAGGTCGCGGAAGCTAATATAGATCCTAACGTATTAACTAACTTTAAAAGTGTCCCTAACGCCGCTATAAACACCGTAGGTGAGATGTTAGGAATATCTCCAGCTAAAATAAAAAGCAAAGCCAATTTAACAGCGGAAGAAGTTGCTAGTGCTCAACGTTGGTTTAATAAAAACGCTCAATTAGTTATCGATGCTTTACCACAAGGATTTGATGTTGAAGGTCAAGCGACAGGTGTGCCTAAAACTGTTTTAGCAGCTTTGTATACTCAAAAAGAGTCAAGAGCTAAGACTAAAGCTGGTTTAAAAGGTCAAGTTAAAAGAACAAATATAAAAAATTCAGAGCTTTTAGAGTTGGTAGATATTATAGACGGCAAACCAACTCGTAATAGAAATACATCGGCTAGAGTTATAGCATTAGCTGACTTACTAGGCAAAACAATTACTAATCAAGAAATTAGAAGAACCACTCCAGGTACAGAAAGAATACGAAGTGGTATGTCTAAGGTTATGTTTAGTTTTGCAGAAGATATAATAAACATTAAATCTTTATTCGAGCTAGAGACTAAAGGTATAGACAAGCTTCTTGAAGCTTACGACTTGAATTTGACTTTTGATTTAAAAACAGAAAAAGGCATAGAACAAGCTGTTGAAACAATAAAAACGAAACTATTGCCATTATTACCTAGAGATTTCTGGTTTGGCACTCCAAATAAAAAAGGTGAATTTGGAACTGTATTTACGCCAAGTTACTACGTCGTTGGAACTAGCAAAAACGCAGAGGTTAAACAAAAGTATAAAAACTTGTATAAAAAGTTTGAAACTGAAATAAAAAAACTAAGAGATGATAAAGATGTTACTTTTGGCGAGGATATTTTAGATTCAAATGGAAAACCTATAGATTTTTCAGTATCTTCTTATAGCACTATATTTAAAGACGCTAATACTATAAAGAAAAATAAAAAGAAAATAGAAGCTTGGAATAAAAAAGTCGCGCTAATACATAGAGAAATGTGGAAGCGATTTAATAAAGCTATACAAGACGATAAAAACAATGCTAGCATAATTGGCAATTACTTAAAAATGGTTGGTAGCGATACCGGGCATTGGCATAAGCTAGGAGCTCAATTTGTTGGTTATTCAGACAAAATAACTGGAAAAAGATTTGAGTACGAACATGCTATGCCGGCTACATCTGCGTATTTATATCTCATGGACGCTGCTTTATCTGAGTCTAACTTTGACGCTTCTTACGATTTAGTTATAGACAACTACAAGTTAATAGCGTTAGACAAAGCTATGGATAAGAAACTAACTGCCGTTGGACTTCAAAGACGTATGCCTGAAGGCTGGGACTTAATAGAAAATAACTGGTGGGATAGATATTTTAATGAGTTAGTCGGCAATGTAGATGGAGGTATAAATCCTAATTCTATTGTAGGTTTAGATGGAAAAGGTCTTGGCGAAACATTAAACGTCAATACTGAAGGTAATGTAATGTTTTCTAAACCTATTGGTAAAAATATTAATGTTAGCGAAGCTATGCTTAATGCTAGACCAGCATTACAATATAGTAAAGAATCAAGAGGTATGTCTACTTTTGATTTTGATGAAACACTAATTATTGATGGTGAAAACTTTGTCACAGCTACTAAAGGTGATGACGTCGTTAAAATACCTTCTGATAAATGGCCTATTGATGGTCCAGCTTATGCTGATCAAGGATATGAATTTGACTTTTCTGATTTTGTTAATGTAAGAGGTGGTAAAGAAGGTCCGCTGTTACAAAAAATGAAAAATCAAATCAAAAAGTATGGACCTGAAAATGTATATGTGCTTACGGCAAGAATGCAAGAAGCTGCTACACCAATATACGAATGGTTAAAAAGTCAAGGTATTAATATACCTATAGAAAATATAACTGGATTAGGAAACAGCAAAGGTGAAGCTAAAGCTTTGTGGATGCTAGATAAGTTTGCAGAAGGATATAACGATATGTACTTTGTAGACGACGCTTTGCCAAATGTTGAAGCTGTTAAAGATGTTCTTGACCAGTTAGATATTAAATCTAAAGTTGTTCAAGCTAAAATTCAATTCAGCAAAGGCTTAAGCAGTGAGTTTAACAAAATATTAGAAGATACTAAAGGAATATCTGCTCAAGAAAAAATATCAAAAGCTGCAGCTAAAGCTTACGGTAGAGATATAGGTAGATACGAGTTCTTTATTCCTCCAAGCGCTGATGATTTCGCTGGTTTGATCTATAGATTTCTTGGCAAAGGAAAACAAGGTGAGGCTCATAAAGAGTTTTTCAAAAAAGCTTTGTTTGATCCATTTGCTAGAGCTGATCGTGAAATGGACTTAGCTAAAACAAATATAAGAGAAGATTATAAAAATCTTAAAAAGAATTTCCCTGAAGTTGTTAGAAAGCTTAATAAAAAGATAACAGGTAAACCCTATACTTACGACACGGCTATAAGAGTTTATTTATTTGACAAAGCTGGATATAAATTATCAGACATGTCAGATAAAGAAATTGCTGAGTTAAGAGATTTTGTTAAAGCTGATGATTTTTTAAGAACATTTGCTGATACATTAGGCCTAATAACAAAGGTAAAAGAAGGTTATATAAAACCCGGAGAAAGTTGGTTAGGCGGGAATATAAACTCAGATCTTCAAGATGCTGTAGACAAAGTTGGTAGAAAGAAATTCTTAGCTGAATGGATGGAAAATAAAAAAGCAATATTTAGTGAAGCAAACCTAAATAAAATTGAAGCTACCTACGGATCAGCATTTAGATCTGCCTTAGAGGATATTTTATTCCGAATGGAAAATGGCATAAACAGACCTTCAGGAAGCAATGCTATAGTTAATAGATGGAATAATTGGGTTAACAATTCTGTTGGTGCAATTATGTTCTTAAATATGAGATCCGCTGTTCTTCAGACCTTGTCTACAGTTAACTTTATTAACTTTGAAGATAATAATATATTTAACGCCGCTAAAGCATTTGCTAATCAAAAACAATATTGGGAGGACTTCTCTACATTGTTTAACTCTCCTTTCTTGAAACAAAGAAGATCAGGTTTGCAAACAGATATTAATCAAGCTGAACTTGCTAGCGCTGTGGCTGGAGCTAAAAATAAAGCTAGAGCTGCGTTTCAGTTCATGATTAAAGTTGGTTTTGCTCCAACGCAAATAGCGGATTCTTTTGCTATAGCTACTGGTGGAGCTACTTTTTATAGAAATAGAATTAAAAAATATTTAAACGAAGGGTTAGACCAAAAGCAAGCTGAGACTAAAGCTTTTCAAGATTTCCAAGAAATATCTGAAGAAACGCAACAGTCTGCTAGACCAGACCGTATATCTCAACAACAAGCTTCTGTTCTTGGTCGTTTAGTATTAGCTTTCCAAAATACTCCAATGCAATATGCTCGTCTTATTAAAAAAGCGTCTTTAGACTTAGTTAATAAAAGAGGTGATTGGAGAAGTAATGTATCTAAAATAATATACTACGGAGCTATACAGAATATAATATTTTCAGCTATGCAGAACGCTGTGTTTGCTATTATGTTTGATGACGAAGAAGATAAAGAAATGCTAGATGAAAAAACACTTCGTATTGGTAATAGTATGCTAGATTCTATACTTAGAGGTTCTGGTTTAGCTGGAGGAGTTGTTTCTACAATTAAAAATATAATCATTAAATTTTTAGATGAAGAAGAAAAAGGCTATAAAGCTGACATGGGTAATGTTGTTGTTGAAGCCGCTAACATCTCGCCTCCAATTGGATCTAAACTTAGAAAACTGTATTCAGGTTTAAAAACATGGAAGTTTAAAAAAGATCAAATAAAAGAAACAAGCCCGTATGATATAAATAATCCTGCGTGGTTAGCTTCTGGAAACGTTATATCAGCAGCAACAAATGTGCCTGTAGATAGATTTGTTAAGAAATTATCAAATATTCAGCAAGCATTTAATCAAGACAATGCTACATGGCAAAGAATAGCTGTGGGTTTAGGTTGGGATCAATGGGGATTAGGTATAACGCCTCAAGCTAAAGAAAAAGATAAAAGATCTATGGATGTTAGAGAAGTTAGAGAGAAAAGATCTAAGGATATTAAAAAGGCTAGAGAGGAAAGAAGAAAAAGACTACAAAGACTAAAATAATTGTGTAATAATAAAAAGTAATGGCGCCGGTAGACAAAGAAATAGCTTTAATGCAACAGAGAATGGATCAACTAGACAACAAACTTGATAAGTTAGATGAAAAGTTAGATATGTTAACTAAGCAATTACTAGATCCTGATAGAGGTATTGCTGCTAGAGTTA